CACCGCCAGACTGCGGTACGACGTCGGGGGCCGAAGCCCTCGCTCGCCAAAACGCACGCAAAAGACGCGGGTCCTATGTCCGGACCCCGCGCCCAGGCTGCCAGCGGGAAGAATCGCTGGGGAGCATGCCTACGGTGGGGAGAAGCCGGTGAGAAACACATGGCCACCTCCCTATTCCACGCATTCCGAGTGAACGTTGCGGCCGCCCTGCAAGGGCAGCCGGCGCTCCATCTCGAACGCGGGAGCCACCGTGACGCTCTCAACGCCTGGTCATCTCTCAAAACATGGGTGAAGCGGACCGTCGACAAATCCGGTCCACTCTGCGTCGCGCAGCTGATGAAAGATTTCGCTGCAGCCTGCCGCATTGGTGCAATCACGGCGCAAGCAGTGCCGAAGACCCGGTTTCACCGGGTGTTCACCGGACCTTTCAGTAGGATCCGCGTGGCACTTGAAGCGCCCCGAGAGGGAATGTCCGACAAGGAACTGGCACACCGGGAAGACATCCTGGTCCAGCTCTCCTACATCGGACGCTCGCTGCCAAAAGGGCGGCAGCTCGAGGAAGGCGAAAAAGCTCTCAAGGAGCACATGGCCAACCTCGCCTCATCGGCGCCCGACCTCCCCAGCGAACTCCGTGAAGAAATGGAGTCCTTCGGAAGGTACTGGGCGGAAGTGCACCTACCCATGTTCGCCCCAAGACTAGAGTTCGACCCGTCAGCCGGCGCTTGTCTGGAATCAACCCGTGCCCAAGGTGGGCTCGCGGGGTTCCTGCACCGGAAGCTGACCGAGGTCGCTGCTACGCACAAAATCGATCCGGCATCCGGACTTCCCGAACTAACAGAGGAAGTACTGGCCAACTGGGCCAGAAAGCCCCCCGAGGTTCAAGCCGTATTCATCCTGAACGGGCAGGCACGAGGCCTCCCCGTCTCTCTCAAGGCCTCGGCCCGAGTGGATGAACTGAAACGGCAGGGAGTCCGGGAAAGAAAGACAGAGCCGGAGGAGAAATACAACAGAACGGCGGAACTCACGGGCCTCGCCTCGTCCCTCGCCCCGGATTTCGTGAAGAAACTCACGTCTTATCCGGTCAGGTCAGACGACGGGCCACTCAAGCTCCACGCCGCTCTGGCGGACGCGCTCTACCAGGATCTCAGGTCCCAAAAAGAAGATGGACCAATGAGAGCTCAAGCGCAAGTGATCTCCGAACGCGGATGGAAAGTCCGCGTCGTGACGAAGTCACCTGGCGCCCTGGTAGCTCTGGCACATCAGGTTCGCAGATGGATGGCGGAGGGTCTCCGTACCGACAAATCGATCAAGGCCGTCCTCGCGGGCGACCATCGAGAGGCGGTCCAGGAGATCTTCCCCCGACAGGTCGAAGCTGGCGGGTCGGTCCTTTCGGCCGACCTCAAAACAGCGACTGACCTCATCAGCCTGCAAACCTTCCAGGCCATCTGGAACGGAATCCTGGGTTCAACACCAGGGCAGAGCCTCCCCGACTGGGCGAAAGACGTGGTTGCGCAGGCCCTAGGGCCTCAGGCGATCCACTATCCGACGCTGCCAGGGGAGCCGCACATCCGGACCAGAAGGGGGGCCCTCATGGGCCTCCCCACAACATGGCCTTTCCTGTGCCTTGCGAATCTCTTTTGGTGGCACTCCGCCCATCTTAAGGCAGGAACCTTCAGGAGATACTTCTCCAGCGTCGGTCCTGCCCGGGCAGCCACCATGAGGCTAATCCGCCAAACTCCTCGTGTGCGTATCTGCGGTGACGACCTCGTGGGCGTCACAAACAGTCTGGGGCGAAAGAGATATGAGGAAAACGCACGAGCTTCGGGTGCCAAGTTCTCCGGACCAAGCAAGCACATCTTCTGTGCTGGCGGTGGGGTCTTCACGGAGGAGATCTTCTTCACGGAAGAATCAAACTCCGGAGAGACCAGACTGCGCAGATGGTCGGAGGCATTCCCTACTCGGGGAATCATTGGCACCATGAGATGTGACAAAACCGGTCGCGAAAGCCCATATTGGTTGTCATTGGGCCCCGCGGTCGAGGGAATGATGAAGCACAGAGATCGGAAGGCCCGCCGGGCCATCCTCTATCTCATTGGCGTCGTTCACCCTGAGCTGAAGGGGTTTCTGAGGAGGTTCGGACTGCTCCGACTCCTCCACGTCCCCCGCCAGCTCGGAGGGCTAGGACTGCCATCCGAGACACTCTGGAACTTCCGGGTAGAGAAATCGACCAAGGAGGTCGACCGCGCCGCACTGGTCTTAGCGACCTCATGCGGCTGGGAAGACGACCTGTCCGTTCTCTCCCGTCCCTACGACACCGCCCCACATACCACGCTGCCGCTCAGGCAGATCGCTTCACAGGAAGCCGAATTCGTGGTAGGGGGCCGTTACCGGGTGATCAAGAAAGGGTCCCAGGTCCCCATCGGGTGGTTTGCCTACCCGGGGACGGTGACCGATCTGATCGACAAAGTCACAGGAAACGTGGCCCGAGACCTGTTCTTCCTCGCTCCGCTTGAGCCATCACCAAAATCCAAGCCAGCGTTCAACGCGCGGTCCTCATGGACTGCGCGTACGCTTGGCCGGAGTCTGGACCGGGCGCGACGCGCCCTGATCTCCAGCAGGGGTGGGTGGCTGTTCGCCGAGAAGAGAAGGAAAACCGAACAGGTCGCCGCTGAGCGCGAGAGCGATGAAGATGTCTCGACCCTGATCCAGGAGCACAGACTCTCCTCGGAGAGCCGGCCTCAGAGATCGGGTCCATCCACACCGCCCCCAGGGGAAACAGAACAAAGGAGAGGGTCGGAGGGGTCCCACCCGACCGGCAGCGCCCACGCCGCTCTCACTGGAGCGACGGGCCCGCTGGAAGCGAGGACGCCTAACCGAACCCCTGCCGACACGGGCTTCGAAGGTCACGGGAGGGAGGTTGCAATGGCAACGCCCCCACGCTGGACCCCCGCACGGACAATCGACCCCCGTTCCCTTGAGGAGGGCGAGCAGGTCAACCTGCTTGCTCTCTCTGTTGGGATGGGGTTCACCATGTCCGAAATTGCCCGTCTCCCTGAATGGGAAAGGACCCTCCTCCTAGAGAGTGTAATGGAGAAGTGGTCCCTCGGCTCTCCTATGCCCCCCATGAAATCTGCGGAAAACAGGTTGGTGAAGCGTCTACAAGGTAGCGCACCACCATCAGGAATTCCTGGCAAGCCCGCAAACGAGATGGACGAAGGCCGCGGTGAAAACCACGGCGTCGTCTCGTTCTCGTGGGCAGATCTCCTCGACCGGATCACCAAGATCGAGGAGTCCAGGTTAGCCTGCCTGATCCCAGACCAACATGCGCTCGAAGGCATATTGGGCCAACGGTTCCAAGAAACCGAATGGTGGATGAAGCTCGTGCAAAAGGAGAAAATGCGTGCGAAACAGGAAAACCGGCCTCCCCCAGCGGCAACCCCGCTGCGCGAGATGGCCGGCCGCAGTATCCGGGACCTGGTCTCCAAGTCCCTCCACTGGCCTGTCAACAGATAGGTCGGCGCCGC